CAGGCGCAGTGAAAGTGATTGTAGGGGTAGTTCCATAATATCCTGAACCACCGTCTGTAATAGTAACCACACCGACTGTTCCAGTTGTTGCTATACCAACCGTTACAGCAATACCTGTTCCACCACCTCCAGTAAAGGTTACTGATGGTATCTCTGTATATCCTGCACCAGGATCAGTTATGCGTACACTTTCAATGGCATATGATGTAGTAAGACCAACTACACTGGTTGTTATTGCTACAGCAGTAGCTGTAATGCCGCCACCTGGAGCAGAAGAAATGGCAACTGTAGGGGTAGCTCTGTATCCACTTCCAGAATTAAGGAGGTCAATGAACTGAATACCGCCGTTTCTAAATGTGGTGACAGCAGTAGCTGTTGTTCCGACACCAGTAAGTGTGAGAGTTTGGGAATATCCAATTTCTTCTGTTTCGTCATCAATAGAACTAATTCCAGTGTCAACTGTTTCGTCTTCATAACGGAATACTTCACATTGTAATTCGTAGACATAGAGTTCTTTTAATTGATAGAATGGTTTCGCATGTTCGACGAACTTAATTTCGTACAGTCTATCGTCAAGCGGGAACCAGATAAGATCTCCTTCTTTTGGTCTGGTGGATAATTTAATTCCCGTCTCATTTCTAATAAGAGGGGTGATATAATTCTCGAACCTGTCTTTGGATATGGTAAGGTTAATATCTTGCTGAACCTCAATACCAAACTTCGACAATACTGTACCATTTCCTTGATAGACATCGTAGTTATTGACATATGCTTCTAGTGGATAAGCATCATCAAACTTAGACTGAACTACTTCTCTAATAACAGTATTAGTTGTTAAGTATTTACGAGGAAGATAATAACACTCAACACCATACATCTTCAACTGTTCGTTGATTAAATCCTGAACTAAATTCTGTTCGTTTTTAGTTCCCTGCGTGAAAAATGGATTTAATGCCATTAGCCTATCATGTCAAGTGGTAATTCTTCATAATCCCAAGTCATTCTCTCTTGAATCTTATCTAATTCAAGTTGAGCATCATCATATATTTGACGACCATTCAATTCAATTCCACCAGGAAGTTTAACTCCTTGGAATTTAATCAGATTCTGTCCCCACTGTTTTTTTAATAAAGCAGTAAAGTATCTCTTTAAGAATCTGTCATTATAAACTTTAGTAGAATCTGATGGATCAAGAATCCTCCAACAATCAATAATAATATAAGTGTCTTTAGTTACCTCCCCCCAGTCAATATCAAGATATAATCTATCTTGTCTAATATTATATCTAATTTGCTTCTCAGTATTCAATAGGAAATCAATATCTTCTAACTTCGTCTTTGTCATTGCATATGTCAACAATTCAAGTGAATCAAAGTAATAAACATCATTTAAAAATAACTGATATTTAACACTGAACATATTATTGGTCATGGTATTAGAACCATCAAACCTGTATATCTTATTAACACCTATGATACTATCAGGCATCTTAATATAATTACTATTCTCAGTAAACTTAAATGTAGCATCAGCACCAGCAGTAGTTCCTATACCTGAGCTTGCTGGTTGTGTGACATTTGTTGTTACAATTCCTACTGTACCATTACCTCTACTAATATCATCCTCAGTAAATTGATATTTCATAGGCATCTTCACGACACCATCATAATGTCTTTCATTCCAAAATTGGAATGCATCATCTAACAGATCACTGATCTGTTCATCAGCAACATTTATTTCGAGAACGGGAGCACCAAGTTGCCTCTTAGCGTAATCGATTAATTCAGTTCTCGAAGCTGGCTTTGACATATTCCCAGTTTTCTAAGTATTTATCAAAGAGTGGATGATATACCACCCCTAACCATTATTTGACCTTCAACTATCCTATAAACCGTATCTCCTGTCTTAACATTAACATCATATACATGTCTTCCTTCTTTTAATTCTGAAGTCTGAGTTGTTGTTAACCCAATAAACATTTTACCATCATAAGCACTGGAAAATCCAACTGAAAATGTTGCAGTTACACCAGCTCCAACATACTTTGCCATCTGAGAAGACTCTGCAGTATAGTTGGTAAAATCTATCGCAGTACCAGACGTATCATTAACTGTAAAAGTACAAGTAAATGATGCACCAACATTAACTACCAAATCAGAAACTGATGGGTAATCAGAAGTTGAATCAAATGTGAAGGTTCTAGTTGCCATTTACGATACTCCTTAACATTTCCTTAATCTCTTTGAGTTCACCTTTAAGTTCATCTATTTCTGCCCTCTCACTTTTTTTATGATTTCGAGCATTAATGTAATTTTTGTAGGCAGTCATGTCAGTTGAAACAATTGCGTTTGAGTTTTCATCTCTGTAAAGAGAATGGTTATCTTTTACAGGAATCATGATAATGCAATCGCTCTGAATTCAGATATCCTTGGAGGACGTGCCTGATTTGTTGCAGTCATCATAATTTTAATCTTAAACCCATCAAATTCTTTAAGAGAATCTATGGTAAATTCATACTCACGGAAGGTGTCCTTCTGCATTGAAGGAGCAACAAATGTATCAGGAAGACCTGAATTGTTTCTTACATTAATAATTTGACCACTTTCATCACGATTATCATAGCCTGGGAATAACTGATAACGGAATTCATTCTCAGCATCATCCTTTCTAAAGAGTGCATATGCAACTCTTATATCAGCAGTAGATGCTCTATTAGCAGAGAACATAACTTTAAGTCCTGTAGAAGGAACTTCAAGTCCTACGTTCTTAGTAACATAAGTTGCTGATGTTGGATCCTCACCAGGTATTTTCACTCTAGCATCATTTGCAAAAATTCCAACAGTATCATCAACTCTATTGGTTGTAAGAATAGCACTTACTCTGTCAATATCAATAACTGGTGATATATCACTGCTATTACTATTTAAATCACATTGTATGTTGAGTGATTTGTTACCAGGTAAAGAACTTAACTTACTATTTTCATTTACTTTAGAAGCGATCATACGAGGATCATCAAAGTAATTAGATTCATTAAGAGTTATGGTTTCAAATCCTTGATCATCAAATGAAGTCTCAGTACCACTAACACTTCTAGCACTAATAGTTCTGACTCTACTATTAATAGAAGTACCTTTAGGTATTATAGTCTGTACATTTGGTGTTAGGACTTCAAATTGAATGTTTTGTGAAGCCGTAATCCTAGACTCTCCACCACTCTTTGTATCACTAAAGTATAGACTTGGGAATCCATTAGCACTTGCAGTTCTACTAACTCCTATTCCAACACCATCAGAGGATGATGCATCACTATCGATAGCAACATAATAAGTGTCCATTGTAATTGGATGAGATCCTTGATTAGCAACCTCAGACATATTATGTGTCTTATTAATTCTTCTTAAGGATACTCCATTAAATTCATACTTATAAACAAGTTGATTTACTGGATGTGTAAACGCAAGAGTTGAATCTTGTGCTCTTGTTATACCACTAAGAGTATTAGTATTGACTGAAGTATATTGGATAATTTCATTTCCTATCTTCGCATATCCAGGATTGGTTGTACCAACACCAACACCTTCAAAATCAGTAAATGCAGCACCAGCACTTACAACCAAATCTCCAGTATTGTCTCTACCATAAGCACCAGTCAATGAAGTTGGAGCAATGTCACTTACAATTCCTTCAATCTTAACAAGGTTGTTAGATTCATGCATACCATGATTTTTCTGAATAACCTTGATTGATTTTCCATCATAGAAAGGATCTGTAATTGCTTGACCATTCAAGATAGTTACATTAGATCCAGAACCATTAATCTCAGATCTTATACCAGTATTTGTAACATAATTCATACTGGATCCAGCAGCAACAAAGTCACCCTGAACTTGGTCTAAGAATAAAGTATTAGTAAATCCGATAGAAACAACAGAAAGTTGTGCTCCTGTTCCTATTCCATTCATAGAAGCAGTTGGAATACCAACTACATCACCAATCTTATATCCTCTACCACCATCAGTTACACTAACAAGACCAACTAAACCAGCCTTATTATTAGGATCCTGATAGACAGAACCAGCAGTAGATACCTGAACAGTAACGACCATTCCAGAACCAGTACCAGTAATCGTAAATGGTTGAATGCTTTCTGTAGTTGCAACAGTATATCCAGCACCAGGATTAACTGCTAATAATCCATCAGTAGAACCACTACTTACGACAGAACCACCAATAGCAATTATATTTCCAACACCACCTGACAATCCAGATCCAGTCTGAGCAATAGAAACACCAGTGGTAATTCCTAAAGTATCAATAGAATCAGCAATTGAAGAAGTTAAACCAAGTGTAACTCTCTTAGATAATGTATTAATTGGGTTTGGATTTAGTTCTACAATTTCATTATTTCCAACACCTAACTCTGGGTTGTAGAAATTAACTGTTCCTGTAGTACCAGCAGTAAACTCTGCTTTATACAGAGTAAACTTCATATCCTCTAACTGAGAAGGTGTCCAAGTAGAAGCGTTTTGTGACTTAAACAACGATCCCAAATATGGTTGTTGTGTAATTAAGACCTTCTGTGATTCACCTAATCCAGTTGTTGATACGTCTTCTTCACCTAATCTAGAAATCCATATATTATATTCTGTAGACGGAGAAACAACAACTAATGCATACTCCTTTCCACCTTCCAGATATATTGGAGAATCAAATGTAAATCTAGTAGCAACAGATGCATCTGTTGATACATTAATATTTGCTGGTAGAAGTTCTTTCTTACTTAAAGGTATAATAGTAGTTGTTGGTGTTCCTAGTTCACAAGTTCTAATTTCTACACTACATGGTAGTTCTTCATCTTTGGTTGAGAAATATAAGTCACAAGATGTGATGAATACACCGTTAGGATTTCCAACATCAAATGATTGAGCAAGAGGATCATACCATTGAGTTATAATTGTTTGTTGGAAAGTAGATGTTCTTTCTCTAATAACTCCAATATCTCTTCTTTGATTAACTCTTCTTTGAACATCTGTAAGAACTCTATTATCAGTTAAGTTCTCAGTAACAATTTCAGCATTTCTTGTGTTTATAATACTCTCTTGAAGAGTTTCAATAACACCAGAGGATTCATAATTTTTCTCAACAGCTGATGTTACAACTCCTGGAATTAAGGAATTGACTGCAGATGAACTTAAACGAAGTGTCTTTGTACCAGTAGCAAACTCTGGATTTTCATTAATAGTAGAATCAGGAATAAAGAATGAACCAATCAGTGTACCAACATTATCTGTTATCAGACGAGTGGTTGTAATTGTTGCTTGAGCACCAGTTGTTTGCCCCCTAAGAGTCATAGTTCCATTAAGGAATCCATAATACTGTCCCTCAGGTTGTAACTGTAGACTGAATGTGTCAACATTTAATATAGTCGCTGTTGAAGTATAAACTTCAGGTATTCCTTGATCATCTAGATATGGATTTACTGAATAAGTATCAGTTGGAGCATTATAAGGACCATACTTATGATTTGGTACTGCTGCTCTAAACTGAATATAAGGTGTAGATGAGGTTCTTGCTCCCTCGTCTAAAATTGATGGAGTAGCAATAATTGTTTCACCAACTTGGAATGTACCATTATTCATGGTTACTTCCAAAAGTTTAGGGAAGCAGAACTTAGCTACAGATTCTCCATCAAAGAATGAGAATAATTGAGTTCTTGGTTTTGCTTTTGTTACTATAAATTCAATATTCCTAGAACGCATTGTAGGAATATTCTGACGATTAACAACTCTATCTCCTAGAGATTCAGAATCAATTCTTTCTACAACTCTTGTTGCAAGTCCAGTTCTAGACTGATTAGTTGTTGTAGTAGTGGTAGTATTATCTACTCTAACTCTAATATCTCTAGCTCTTGCAGTAACTGTTCTGAATTCCCTTGTCACTCTATTTCCAGGAACTCTTCTTTGTCTTATAAATCTTGGAGGATTATTAATAAGTTCAGTTCTTACTTCTGTAGTAACTTGTCCTTGTACATCAACACCAATCCAATCAGTTTGCCATGAATTCCATTGAGTAGAGATTAATCCTGTATTAGGATCAGCCCCATTCTCTTCTATCATATCTTCAAAGTTGCCTTCAATATTAACAACTTGTGCATCAATTCTTCTAGTATCAACCCAAACATCAGATGATGGGTTTAATTCCATGTCTCCATTCCAGAAAACAACAGCAAAAGGCTGAACATTTTCTGTTCTAGATGCATATGTATTTGCTACAGCAGCAACTTCAGTGTAATCAAGAGTAATTAAATCACCAGTTCTACGACATCCAGTTCCAACAAGATCATTTGCAAAAGCAAAATCTTGAGATGGATCTGCAGTTTGTCCAATTCCAATTATTGAGTTTGTACCCAATAACATATCAACAGCAGTTGTGTAATGAGATGGACGGCACTCACCAAGATCTTGATCTATTGAAGCATTAAAATCTGGATCACTATTTGCTTGAGCAGTTGAATGCTTAAAGTTATCTACTAAGAATCCACACTTAAATCTATCTAATCCATCAGCATCTTTGATGGACATATTTTTAGTATCACTTTCGAGTAATGTAAGTGCAGTATGATATTCAAGATTTCTAACTCTATTATCAAGTCTAGTGATATCCTTCATTTGATATCTCTTATACTGTTTTAGCAGAGACTTAACTTGCTGTGCTTCAAATGTATAAGGTGGGATAAAGAGTGTACCAACATCTAGAGCCCCACTTATAGTTTCTGGAGGAGTTGGATTATCGGCAGGAGCTCCAGTTTGAACTTGGAAAGAACCATTGGTTGTTAAGAACAATCTATCAATTCTTCCTTGATAATAATTGTATGTTAAATTTAAAGTTTCATCATCAGAAAGAATATTTGGAGGTGTTTGCCCAGTTCCAGTAAACGTTCTTGAATCAAATTCAAATGGAGATTTTGTTGCACTAGATGGATCATAAGTAGAAACTCTAGGACGGATATCAATAAAATCAGTTAATCTTTCTGTATAGTATGGAGGATCTAAGTATGTAATATCATCATCAAATCTGTCTGCACCATAACTGTTGATACTAAAGATATCTCCCTCATCAGTAGATGGAACAACATAATGATAGTATGCAATTTTTAATCTACGAGTTGGTTCTGCTTCATTACCTATTCTAATAATTCTAGAATAATCATAGAAAGAATTTCTTTGACCATTATCAACTTCATACTTGGAAGAAATTAATCTATCACCTACTGTAAACGCAGTTACGGTTGCCTGTATTCCAGAAGATTGGAAGTTTGCTACATCACCAATATTGAATTTAGTATCATTAACATATGCAATACCAAGTTG